ACATACGCAAGACTGAAAAAACTGATTAGCAGAGGTGCATACGACAAAGAGGACATGCTGAACAAATTAGATGTGTTCCTCATGGCAAACAGAATCACAGAGGAGCAGTATCAGGAATTGGTCGGCATGATGGAGTGATGTTATGATTACCATTCACGAAAAAACGGCAAAGACATTTGACACATTCGGGCTGGGGGCATTGGTTCCCAGCCATTGTGTTGTGGAGGAAGAATTGAACGGGGCGTATGAGTTGGAGATGAAGCACCCATACGATGATGGCGGCAAGTGGAAACGCATCGAGCGTGGGCGAATTCTCTACGCATCCACGCCAAGAGGGATGCAGCCGTTCCGCATTTATTATGTCAAACCAACCATGAAGGAAATTACGGTCAACGCAAGGCATATTTTTTATGATTTACTGGACAACCAGTGCGAACCAATCAGCCACAGCGGTACGGCAGAAGCGGCACTGACAGCTTTACAGGCGGCGTTTGCCTATCCCATGCCCTTTTCCTTTGATACGGATATTTCCATCACAGGGACGCTCACAACAGGGCGTATGAATCCCGTACAAGCGTTACTGTCGGACGATGACGAAGCAACCTCGTTTGTCAAGGGCTACGGTGGCGAGCTGCTGCGGGATGGCTTTCGGGTATCCGTCAAGGCGGCATTGGGGCAGGACAGGGGCGTTTCTATCCGCTATGGGAAAAACCTTGTCGGGCTTGAGGTCACAGAGGACGAATCCAATGTAAAAACACGCATTGTCTGCTACGGCAAGAACGGCAGTGCAACGCTTGACAGTCCCCATATCAACGATTATATCTACCCGAAAATTCACACGCTGACAGAGGAAAATAAGAGCATTTCCGAGGTGCAGGCAGAGGCGCAAAAGCTGTTGGATGAAGGCTGCGATATTCCAAGCATCAACATCAAGGCGGATTTTGTGGCACTGGAAAAGACGGTGGAATATCGGGAGTATGCCGTTCTGGAAGAAGTCTTTTTAGGAGATATGGTAACGGTTATCAATACCAAAATGGGATTTCAGAAACGGGCGAAGGTTATATCGTATGAATGGGATTGCCTTCTGGAGCAGTACAACGATGTGGAGCTGGGGGATTTCATTCCCACACTTGCGGCATCCGTTACCAGTGGCGTGAAAAGCGGTTCGCTTGCGTCCTCTGCGGCGGTCGGGACAGCGGCGGTCATGGCGGCATTGCAGGCGCACTTGAATGATACGAATAATCCGCACCATGTCACAGCGGCACAGGTGCAGAGTTAAGGAGGGATGGCTTATGGAAAACATTGAAAAAATGGTGCAGGAGGCACTGGATAGCACCAAGTCCGCACACAAGCGGATTGACCGCATGGAGAAGCGGCAGGACAATCTGGAAGAACTGACGAAGGCGTTTTCGGTCCTGCAAAATGAACAAGAACACATCAAGACGGATGTCGGGGAGATCAAGGACGATGTGAAGCAGCTGGTCTCTAAGCCTGCAAAGCGTTGGGATGGACTGATTGATAAGGCTATCGCTGTGGTTGTCGGTGCGGCTATCGGGTTTCTGCTGAATGGTGGCGGTTTTTGATGAAAAAACGCAGACGAATTCGTTTTAAAATCAATAACGATACCATGACAACGATTGTGGTTTTGTCCCTATCGTTTTGTGTGTGCGTTGTTATTGTGGGTATTATTTTGGCGTGTTTCTGCGTTGACATTTCATCCATCGTATCATCTGCACTGTTGCTGTTCGGTACGGAATTGGGTATCTGTGGGCTGATGAAGCTGTACGATAAAGGCGTGGAGCAGGCAGAACGCAGGGCAGAAGAACGCAGGAAAAGAAGAATGAGCGTAAAGCAAGCGGAATGGGAGTGTAAGGAGGAATTGAGAGAAAATGAAAATGAATGAAGCGGCAAAAATCACAGTTCAAAATTTGCTGACAGTGAAATCCATCGTAACGATTATGCTTACGGTGGTTTTTTCGTATCTGGCAGTGGTGGGGCGCATCAGCGGAGAACAGTTTTTAACAATTTTTTCTGTGGTGGTGGCGTTCTACTTTGGGACACAGTACCAGAAGGGGAAGGAAGGTGCAGAGGATGGGGAGTGAAGCAAAGGCTTGCAGAGACATCAGCGCACTGTCCCCTGTGGCACAGAGGGCTTGCAGGGCGTTTCTGCGTGAGTGCGAAAAGGAAGGCTTGCCCGTTCTGATTACGGAAACATACCGCTCACAAGTGCGGCAGGATTACTTATATGCACAGGGCAGAACAAGAGCGGGGAAGGTTGTCACATGGACACGAAATAGCCGCCATACAGGGCGGATGGCCTGGGATATCTGCAAAAACGTGAAGGGGCAGGAGTACGCCGATGCAGCGTTCTTTGCTAAGTGCGGTGCGATTGCGAAGCGGCTCGGCATTACCTGGGGCGGTACTTGGGATACGCCGGACAAGCCGCATTTTGAGGTTACAAAGGACTGGAAAGGAAAGGGGGAGAGCGAAGTGGTAGAAAAATGCAAAATGATTATCAATGGCAAGGAACATACGGTTGAACGGATCCTGAAGGATGGGACAAATTATATCAAAATTCGGGATGTGGCGGAGGCCATCGGGTACAATGTTACAAGTAAAGGCAGCGTTGCTGTGCTGACGAAGAAATGAGCTTTTTCGTGAGGTCATGAAAATGATAGGTGGGGCGGGTATCCGCCCCCTTTATTTTTTCTGAACAGACGTGGAATTTAGTTGACTTTCATGTTATACTAAACATAAATAAAAATTTAGGGAAAGGAGGAGAAAAATGATTTATTCACCATTGCGTTATCCAGGTGGAAAGGCAAAATTAGCTCCATTTATGGGTTTAATGATAGATAAAATAAATTTAGCAAATGCGACCTATGTTGAGCCATTCGCTGGAGGGGCGGGAATAGCTCTCGATTTACTCTTTAATAGTGTGGTTGAAAATGTTGTAATTAATGATTATGATCGAGCGATTTATTCATTCTGGAGAGCAGTTTTAACAGAAAATGAGAGATTTGTTGACTATATATACAGGGTACCTGTTACAACTGAAGAATGGTTTCGCCAAAAAGAAATCTATTTAAATCATAATAATAAATATAGTTTTGAATTAGGGTTTTCGACCTTTTTTTTAAACAGAACAAATCGCTCTGGTATAATAAAAGGTGGTATGATAGGAGGAAATCAACAAAACGGAAAATGGAAAATAGATGCTAGATTTAACAGAGAAAATTTGGCTAGCAGAGTTGAAAAAATAGGTGAAAGGAAAGCTGATATTAAACTTTATTATAGTGATGTGGTTAATTTTATTGTAAACTACCTGCCGAAATATGAAAATAACGCTTTTGTATATTTTGATCCTCCATATTATAAAAAAGGAAAGCAATTATATAAAAATTTTTTTCAAAATAAACATCATCAGATGATTGAAAAATATATTACGGAGAATGTAAAAAGTAATTGGATAGTTACATATGATGATGTGCCTGAGATAATTGAAATTTATAAAAAATATAAAATCAAAAGATTTGATTTGAATTATAGCGCATCAAAGAATCGCATCGCTTCTGAAATAATGATTTTTCAGAATCAGGATATGTGTCCAACAAATGAGGAACTTGCACTACGAGACATTAATATAAATTTGAGGTAAATTTTATTTAATAATAGATGTGGAGTGGTAACATGATTATTAAACATGCTTTTATTACGAAGTTTAGAGCTTTGCAAAATGTAGAATTTGATTTAGGAAAGAAAATAACTGCTATCGTTGGACAAAATGGCACTATGAAAACTACAGTTTTAGGGATATTAAGTCAAACGTTTACAATCAGTAAAGAGCATAAAATGCATGGGGAACAAACGATTGATGGGTATAATTTCCATTCTCAGTTTGGGGAAAAATTTAAAATGTCAGAGAAAGACATTCCTGGAGAACATTTGTGGAAGTTGGATTTGTATCCGCAAATATATAAAAAGGACTATTTTGAAGCTGAGAGTATCGAAAGAGACAAAAATACAAAAATCCCAAGATTTTGGTCTACAGAAGGAAAAAAGAAAGGTGTGGGTTATCCTCAAATTCCGGCTTACTATATTAGTTTGAAACGTGTTACACCTATTGGAGAAGAAAAAAAATTTACATATATTACAGAGTTAACCGAAGAAGAAAAAAGGTTTTTGACTAGTGAATACAAAGAGATTTTTTCGGTAATTGATTCTGAGGAGATTAATGTAGACAGCATTTCTTCGTCAAACAAACACACAGCCTCAATACATAATAATAATCATGATGCTTTAGCTATCTCAGCGGGACAAGATAATTTAGGTAAATTATTAATTGCGGTTCTTTCTTTTAAAAGATTGATGGAGAAATATAAGGATGATTATAAGGGAGGATTGCTATTAATTGATGAAATTGAATCGACTTTTCATGCGTCTGCACAAAGTAAATTAATTAAACGAATGTACAAATATGCAAAAGATTATAAGATTCAATTTGTTTATACAACACATTCTCCTGCAGTCATAAAAAGCACTTTTTTTGATAAATATAATAAGAAGGATGCACAATTATTATATTTAAAAAAAGTTGGTGATAAGGTGATTGGATTTAATAACCCTGAAATTGAAAATGTTATTGCGGAATTATCAGGAGAAGTACTTCAAGAAAAAACTAAAAAAATTAAAAGGTTTGAAGTTTTTAGCGAAGATAATGTTGCGAGACAATTTTTAAACAATTTATTAGTTGGATATAAAAAATATATTAGGTTCAACACTTGCTCTATTGGTGCAGAAGAATATATTGAGTTGCTCAGAGTGGGATTGGAGTCTGTTAAAAAAGCTGTTGTAATTCTGGATGGTGATAAGAAAACGAAGGCAGTTTATAATAAACTTGAGAAAAATTTAATAAATAATGTCATGTTTCTTCCAAGTGAAGATTGCCCGGAGAAAATGTTTTATTTATTTTTAAATGAATTGTCTCCAGATGATCCATTTTGGAATAATGAACCGGGTAAATATGATAAAATCAAATGTTTTAAAGATTATTTAAGTTTGCCTGAGAAGAAGGCTGAAACAAAAACGTATAAAGACTGGTTTAAAGCAAATGAGCCCTATTGGGAAAGGGGTAACA